CCGCTGCATTAGAGTACCTCGGCAAACTGCGTCGGCAAATAGCCAACACGCAGGGCGTAGCCGTACCCGATGACTACGGGCAGCGGTTTGGCGCACCGGGCGAACCTGTCCCAAGTCTTAACCAAGTCGGCCAGTCAGTCAGGGGCGCAGCACAGCGCATGACGAGCCTCGACGCTCCCGCCTCGCAGGGTATAGGCGACACGGCGCTAGACATAGCCGCAGGCTTTACCCCGTTGCAGTACCCGCAGGCTGCGCGAGACTTTGAGCGATCCCGGCGCATGGGCGACAAACTCGGCATGGGGCTGGCTACCCTTGCGGCGGTGCCTGTTGTGGGCGGCGTGGCGAAGGCGGCTGGCAAGGCAAGAAAAGCAGATGTTGCCGCAGAGCGGGCAGAGGCGCTTCTTACTGCTCAACGCAATGCCGCAAAGCCAGTCAGCGAAGGCGGGCTAGGCTTGCGCCCCGATAACACCCCGATGGAACGGGCCGAGGCAATGGGGTTTGAGCCAGAATCCCCGCTTTACCACGGTTCATTGCATGAAATTGAGCGCGTAAATCTTGGCGTAGGCGACCCCGGCGCGTTTGTTGGGCGAGGGTTTTACACAACCCCATCGCCCGAAGATGCTTCGCTTAACTACGCATCGGTTTACGGCCCCGACACTTTTTCCAAAATTGAACGCGGCATTGAAGAATCTAGTAAGGATTTGCGGCGCGTTTTTAAGGGGCTGCAAAACAAAACGCTTACTCCGGCGCGAACAGAAGTATTGCTGCGCGAAACCGGGGCAGGGCAGCATTTGGGCGCGGTTTACCCGTTGCTTGTTCGTCGCGGTAAAGAAGTGAATTTGGCAGACCGGGGTCGCTCCGCTTTCGTAGAAGCGGGAGAAGTTTTTGACGAGGCATCCGAAGAATATATGCCTACGGTTAATGCCGACGCATGGAAAAATGCCTTTCAAGTGTTTCAGGATCACGGCGTAGACCCGTCAGATGAATTCATGGAACTTGTTTCTACGGGCGGGTCAATGGATGAAATATGGGAAGCCGCAAGTAAAGCCGCCAAGCGCGGAAACGCTTACGATCCCGAAACGGGGATGCCGCTTACAGAGGGCGGCTTTGCAAGCGAAGTGCTGAAAGAATTTGGAGCAAACACAATCACGCACCCAACCGAGTTTAAGAACAAGGCATTGAATATAGCGGGGCAGCACACGATTGCTCTGCAACCTACCGGGATTGTTCGCTCAAAATTTGCAGCGTTCGACCCCGCCAAATTGACTAGCCCCGATTTGCTTGCCGGAGTCGCGGGGCCAACGGTTTTGGCGGCTGCATTGCTTGAACAAAAGCGACGAGAAAAAGAAAAGCAAGACAAAGGTCTTTAATGCTCGCGTATTGTTTCAGGTATGCTCCAATAAGGTAAACCAATCAATCACATGGCAGCGCGTAAACACAGGGTAAAACTTTCGGACGAGTGGCGGGAGCGCATCAGGGTCGCAGGCATCCTACAGCGCCTTGAGAGGGCCGCTATGGGCGAGGACGATGTGACCCCTACCCAACTGAAGGCAGCGGAAATAGTCCTTCGTAAAACGCTCCCAGACCTTGCTAGGACGGAGGTCACCGGAAAGGACGGAGGAGCGCAGCAAATGACGATTCGATGGGGCAACCCCGTTGACTGAAATCGTCCTGCCGTACAACCCACGGCGGGCGTTTCTCCCTTTCCACGACCGCACGAAGCGGTGGGCCTGCCTCGTCGCGCATCGCAGAGCCGGTAAAACAGTCGCAGCGGTAAACGACATTATCCGCGCAGCCGTGATGTATACCGGGCCTAACGGCCTGTTCGGGTATGTCGCGCCTTACCAGAATCAGGCTCGGCGCATCGCGTGGGACTACTTCAAGTTTTACGCCGCCCCGCTGATCGCGGACGCTAACGAGCAGATGATGACCCTAACGCTTCTCAACGGCGCAAAGGTCGGGCTGTTCGGCGCAGACAACGCAGACGCCATGCGCGGTCTAGGCTTCAGCGGCATTTACCTAGACGAGTACGGCGACTTTCGGCCCTCGGTGTTCGGTAACGTCATACGCCCTGCGCTATCGGACAAACAGGGGTGGGCGGTCTTTGCGGGTACGCCGAAGGGCAAGAATCAGTTTTGGGACATTTACCAGACGGCGCAGCGGATACCGGATGAATGGTTCATGCTGCGGCTCCCGGCCTCGACAAGCGGCCTGCTGCCGGTATCGGAACTTAACGCAGCCCGGGCGCAGTTGAGCGAAGACCAATACCTGCAGGAATACGAATGCTCCTTTGAAGCCGCCATTCTCGGCGCGTTCTACGGTAAAGAAATGCGCGAGGCGCAAGATCAAGGACGCATCGGGCGCGTCAAGCACGACGAGCATTTGAAGGTCTATACCGCATGGGACTTGGGTTACAAGGACGATACCGCCATCTGGTTTTACCAAGTGCTGCGCGGTGAAGTGCGCGTCATCGACTTTTACTCGGTGAGCGGTGCGAGCATTGAGCAGATAGCGGATGCCGTAAAGGTAAAGCCCTACCGCTACGCCAAGCATTACCTTCCCCACGATGCCCGTGCAAAAACACTAGCGGCTGCGGGTAAAAGCATCATCGAACAACTGGCATCGCATCTAGGCTTTGCAAACCTTGCCGTAGTGCCTGAACTGTCCGTGCAGGACGGTATTCAAGCGGTGCGTCAGGTCTTGCCGCGCTGTTGGTTCAACGAGGACGGGTGCAGGGACGGCATCGAAGCGTTGCGCCAGTATCAGCGCGAGTACGACGAGGACAAGAAAGCGTTTAGGCAGACGCCGCGCCACGATTGGGCTTCGCATCCGGCAGACGCATTTCGTATGCTAGCATTGGCTTATCGAGAGGACGCGCCGACAACGGAGCGCCCTGCGGAACCTCGACCGCTGATGGTCGGGCCAACCAACACCGCTACGCTCAACGATATGTGGGCGACGGCGCAGACGAGTCGGAGAACACGGATATGAGTACGGCTGATCCCTACCGCTTCCAATACGAAACGGTCGCGGCCTCGCAGACTAACCAAGTCCTCGGCGGCACGGGTGCAATCGGTGACTACCTGCACCGCGTTATCGTTGTTGTGAACACCGCCGCCACTTCGACGGTTACGATTCTCGACAACGCTATTTCGGTCTTTACGATGCCCGCTAACACCCCGGTCGGCGTGTATAGCATCGAAGTCAACGCGCTGACGGCCTCGGGCGCGTGGCGTGTGACCACGGGCGCGGGCGTGACTGTCGCCGCTGTGGGCATCTTCTCGGCTTGATAACCCGCGAGGGGCAACATGGAACCTGAAACCAGCCCCGTGCAAAAGTGGCTCGGCGTCATCGCGTCGTATGACTCCGAGTTTGGCAAATGGGAAGCGCGGGCGAAGAAGATTCTGAAGCGTTACCGCGATGACACTCGCGGGCAGACGAACAACGAAACCGCCAAGTTCAACATCCTTTGGTCAAACGTCCAGACGCTTGTGCCTGCGGTGTTCGCCCGGTTGCCGAAGGCCGATGTGTCGCGGCGGTTTGGTGATAACGATCCGGTTGGGCGTGTAGCGGCTACGCTTGTCGAGCGGGCGCTAGACTTTGAGATTGAGCATTACCCCGATTTCCGCGCTGCCATGCGGTATGCGGTCGAGGACAGGTTCCTCCCCGGTCGCGGCATCGCATGGGTGCGGTACGAGCCGCACGTTACGCGCATCGGCGTGGGCGATGAAGGGTTGCAGGCGACCGAGGACGTCGAGGGCGCGGATTTGGAGCGCATCGAATACGAGTGCGCCCCCGCCGATTACGTCCATTGGAAGGACTTTGGACACTCTACGGCGCGGACGTGGGAGGAAGTGACCTGCGTATGGCGGTGGGTGTACATGACCCATGAAGCCCTCGTAGAGCGTTTCGGAGAGGACAAGGCAAAGGTCATCCCGCTGGACTCTGGCCCTGAGCCGCTTAACGCCTACAACGAGCGCAAGCGGGTAAACAACCGCGCCAAGATATGCGAACTGTGGGACAAGACCACCAAGCGCGTGTTCTGGTTCTGCAAGGGCTACCCGCAGATCATCGACGAGCGCGACGACCCGCTTGGTCTGGAAGGCTTTTTTCCTTGCCCTCGCCCGCTGTACGCCACCACGACGAGCGACACGCTGGTTCCGGTGCCGGACTTCACGCTTTACCAAGACCAAGCCGCCGAGTTGGATATCCTGTCTGACCGCATCGACGGACTGGTTAAGGCTCTGCGCGTTCGCGGCGTGTATGACGCATCGCAACCGGCTTTGCAGCGATTGCTGACCGAGGGCGAAAACAATGCGCTTATCCCGGTCGACAAGTGGATGGCGTTTAGCGAGAAGGGCGGGCTGAAGGGGTCGGTCGACCTGCTGCCTATTGATCAGATTGCCGGTGCGCTGATTCAATGCTATTCGGCGCGTGAGCAAATCAAGGGTCAGATTTACGAGATTACGGGTATCTCGGACATTATCCGGGGTCAGACTGCGGCAAGTGAGACGGCGACGGCGCAGCAGATTAAGGGGCAGTATGCCTCGCTCCGCTTGCGGTCGATGCAAGAGGATGTGGCGCTCTTTGCCACGGAACTGCTGCGGTTGAAGGCGCAGATCATCTGCACCAAATTCCAGCCGCAGACCATCCTCGCGTATGCCGCTGCCGAGCAGATGTCAGACGCGGATAAGGCTGTCATCCCGCAGGCGCTAGAGTTGTTGCAGGACAGCCCGCTGCGTAACTTCCGCATCGACGTTGCTGCGGATAGCCTCGTCCAGATTGACGAAGCGCAGATGAAGCAAGACCGCATGGAGTTCTTGCAGGCGTTCGGCGGGTTCATGCAGCAGGCGTTGCCGGTTGCCGTTGCCCGTCCTGAGATGGCTCCGGTTATGTCTGAACTGATGAAGTTCGGCGTTCAGGCGTTCAAGCAGGCGCGTCCGCTAGAGGGTGCCATTGAGCAGGCGATGGAGCAGATGAAGGCGGCGCAGGGTCAGCCCTCGCCTGAGCAGCAAGCCGCAGAGGGTCAAGCGCAGGTCGAGCAGCAGAAGGCGCAGGTTCAGATGCAGTTGGAACAGGCGAAGATGCAGGCCGCGCAGCAGGTTGAGAGCGCCAAGTTGCAGATGGAGCAACAGCGTATCGCCGCTGAACAGCAGGCCGAGGCGCAGCGGATGCAGTTTGAAGCGCAGTTGAAGGCGCAGGAAATGCAGAACAAGACCGAGTTGGAGAAATGGAAAGCCAATCTCGACGCGCAGACGAAAATCCTTGTGGCGCGTATCTCTGCCAACCCCGGTGTTGACCTTCCCAACATTGAAGCGCAAGCCTCGCAGACGCAAGCGATGGCGCAGACGGTCAACAACGACTTGCGGCAGGCGATGGAGGGCTTGCAGCAGATGCAGGCGCAGCAGGCGCAGCAATACGCCGAGACTTTGGCCTACCTGCAGACGGCGATGCAGGCGATGTACGCACCCAAGCGCATCGTTCGCGGCGCTGACGGTCGGGCTGCGGGCGTTGAGATTGTCCGCGATCAGCAGACGATGAATTGAGGCAAACATGGCTACCTACAACAAGTTCAACGCGTGGGCCGATACGATGGTCGAGGCGGCGAACCTTGCCACCGACCAGTTCGTGATTGCCCTGACCAACTCCGCGCCTGTTGCAACTAACAGCGTGTTGGCTGATATCACGCAGATTTCCTATACCAACCTCTCGTCGCGTAATGTCTCCACGACGAGCGCATCGCAGACGGGCGGCACCTTCACGCTTGTCCTTGCGGACTTGGTGATGACGGCATCGGGCAGCGTTGGCCCGTTCCGCTATGTCGTGCTGTTTGATGACACCGTGGCGGGTGATCCGCTTGTTGGCTGGTGGGATTACGGCTCGTCTATCACGATGGCGAACACCGAAACCTTTACCGTTGACTTTACTGGCGCTGCCATCACGCTGAGTTAAAAACTATGGCTGACAACGTAATTCTGCCGGGTACTGGTGAATCGGTCGCCACCGACGATATTGCCGGGGCGCAATACCAGCGCATGAAGGTGTCGGACGGCCTTGCCGACTCGACAACGCATATGCGCGTTCGGACAAGCCACCCGTTGTTTGGTGACGGTGGCGCGGTCGTGCGTCAGTCTCCCGCCGATATCTGGTCGGTCGGCTTCGCGGATACCGGGTCAAGCCTGCTTGCGTCCGAGTTCACGCAGCGGCGACTCGGTACGGGCATGGGTGTCACGCAGGGGTCGAGCAACCTGCTCGTCACGACCGGCACGACGGCCAATAGCGAGTTCCTCGCCCGCTCCACGACCTCGTTCCGTGGGTCGCTCACGGCGCGGCACAAGACGATTCTCTCGCAGCGCATTGCTAACCAAAACTTCGTGGCGATGCTGGCCGATAGAATTGGCGAGGGCTTGTCCTGCACCATCAACAGCGCGACGAGTATCACCGTTACCAAGACCGCGCACGGATTCACCGCCAACAATGTCGGGCAGTTCATGTTCGTCGGCGCAATCAGCGGCGCGAACGGTGTGCCGGGGCGCTACGCGATTGCGTCGATCCCGAGCGTAGACACCATCAACTTCACGGTGGCGGGCTGGCCTGCGTCCGGCTCTTGCACGGTTGATCTGTTCGGCTGGAACTACATCCGCACGCTCTACAGCGGCACGACGGCGACCAACGCCTCGGTAGACGCGCAGCGGCGTGGCTGGAACAGCGGCGACACGACTGCAACCATCAACACGACTGCAAGCCCCGGTCATGTGATGCAGACCTACGCAGACGGGCGCAACATCAACTGGGCCGATACGCTCGTCGCGTCCGGTACCACGCCGACCGTCACGACCCGCGCCTCACGCATCGAAAACATCCCCGACGATGACATTGAGTTGTATTTCTATTTGTGGTCGTTCAACGGCTCGACCGCTCCCGCCTCCACGACCACTTGGACGGTCGGCTTCGTGGCGGTCGAGGACAATTGCAACGTCCCGACCTACCTTGCGGGTGTGCGTCCGCTCGGTACGCAGGCGGCGCTCCCTGTCGTGCAAACCGTTGCTGGCCCGACGCAGCCTGTCTCCGGCACGGTCACGGCGACTGTCGCCAACGCCACCATTGCGGCAGGCACGGCGGCTATCGGTGATGTGGGCCAGCAGTACCGCGCCAACGCCACGGGCGCGGCCTCTGGTACGCACCTTGTCTCCGCTGCCACGACGAATGCGACGATTGTCAAAGGATCGCCCGGTCGCGTAATTGGCTGGTCGCTGGCGAATACGAACGCGGCGTGGCGATACGTCAAATTGCACAATCAGACGACGACGCCCACGGCTGGTACTGGCGTTGTGCGAACGATTGCAATCCCGCCCAACAACGTCAACACATTCAACATCGAAGGCGGCATTGCATTCGCCACGGGTATCGGGCTGACCACGGTC